ATGAAAATAGAAAAGGAATTACGCGCATTAAGAGAGTTTCACCATATGACACAAGTACAGCTTGCTGATAAGGCGGGCATATCTGTGACTACGCTCCGAAAGATGGAAAGAGGAGAAAGGGTAAAGTTGGATGTTTTGGAGCTGATAGCCGAAGCACTGGGAAAGAAAGTAGCCGTGACATTGATTTAAAAGGAGAAAAAATATGAACCTATATTTATTAACGCAAGATGTAAACGTGGGTTACGATACATATGATTCTGTTATTGTTTGCGCAGAGAGCGAAGAAGAAGCAGTCAAAATACACCCTAATGGAGAAATTTGGGGGACTGTATCTCAGTGGGACTATACTTGGGCAGAAAATCCTAGCCTTGTGAAGTGCCGAAGGATTGGAGTGGCTGATAAATCCATAGAAAAAGGCGTTGTTTTGGCTTCGTTTAATGCGGGATAGTATATGAGATAGCAAAAAGAATGGAGAGAGGAGAATAAAGTGGAACTTTCAGAAATTTGCCGTAAAACACTGGAAAATTTTAAAGTAGACAGTGTGAAAGATTTATCAGAAGTTTTATTTACAGTATGCAAAGAAAACGATATTGAAAAAATCAAAGGCTTTGCAGATATAGTGCAAGATTTAAGTATTGATTGGCTTCAAAAAATATTTCAGTATTATGAGGCAGATAGAAAAGATAAAAAACAAGATTTTACTCCTAAAAGTCTTGCTGAGCTAGTGGGATTACTGGTAGGAGATGACACAGAAATAGTTGATATGTGCGCAGGAAGTGGTGCATTAACGATTCAAAAATGGAATCAAAATAAAAATTCAACATTCAAGCTGTTCGAGTTAGATGAAAAAGTTATACCGTACTTAGCGTTTAATATGATTTTGCGAAATATCGAGTGTGAAATATACCACGCGGACGTACTATCAAATGAAATATTTCATGTGTATAAAATTGAGAAATCGGAAAGTTTTGGAAGGTTTAAGGAGCTGGTTCAATGTCAAGCTTGATTTCTAATCCGCCATATAATATAAAGTGGAAATTACCCGCATTTGCACAAATTGAGCCGCGATTCAGCAGGTGCGAGTTGCCGCCAGAAAGCAATGCGAACTATGCTTTCATACTAACAGCGATTGAAAAGATAGATACAAAAGCGGCATTAATTATGCCGTGCGGAATACTTAGCACTGAAAATAGTCAAGAAAAAGAAATTCGAAAATATTTAATAGAAAAAAACTTGGTTGATATTGTGATAACGTGTCCTGATTCAATGTTTGAAGCAACCAATGTTCCTACATGCATTGTTGTTTTTAACAAAAAGAAAGATACCACAAAAGTTACTTTTATAGATATGAGAAGCACCTATGAGGTGGAAAAAAGAGAGCAGAGGGGACAGTGTGGAGGAGCTTCACATACAAACAGAGTATATGAGAAAAACGTAAAAATATTTTCACAAGGAAATATAAAAAAAGCTTTAGAGGTGATAGAACGCCGAAAAAGTGAGCCTGGGTTTTGCAGTACTGTCACAATAGAAGATATCAAAAGCGATAACTACAGTCTAGTTCCGTCTCACTTTATAGCGGTTCAAGAGCGGAAGCAACAGCACAGAAAAATTCAAGATATAGTATCAGATATAAATAGAATCGTTAGAGAAAAAAACGCTTGCAAGCTTACTATAAATGAAAACTTAGCAAAATCGTTTGGATTCAACTTAAGTTTATACAAGCAAGATAAAAACGATGTCAAGTTAAACGAGTTTTTAAAAAGTTTGGGTGCGCAAAAGATAGAAAAGAGTGATTACTTTACAGCAACCAAAAATAAAAACGAAATTAAATTTGAAAATAGAAGTAAAGAAATGGTTTCGTCTGTATTGATGATGATATTAAACACATGGAAGAAACATGTATATTATCTCAATACCGAAGAAAATAGATACTTGGCAGAGCTTAGGGATATTTTAATCGATGAGTTAATGACAGGAAAAACTTCAATGGAGGACGGTGATTGATATGGAGTGGATAAGTGTAAAAGATAGGCTGCCGGATACAGCAACCGATTGTCTTGCTGTTTTGTACTTTAAAGACGGTGGGGAAAAAC